CAATTAATGCGTTTCCGCCGCAAAACGGGCATGCAAATAAATCAGCCAGGTTAGTATAAATAATCTTGTTCATCAAAACACATTCGCCAGCTTGCGGCGCTTAAGAGGCTTATCGATATTAGAGTCAGCAAGACGCGCTCCCTCGCACGCATAACGCAGCGCATCGATAACATGGTTGTTCTTGTCGTCAACTATCGACAACACCTCTTCGGTGAGCTTGTCTATTTTGTAGCTGTAGCTCGATAGCTCATCAATCGTATGTTTGCAACGCGGATGCACAACAATGTCGAACGACTGCAGGAATGCTATACCCTCTTCAAGGCTTCCTGCACCCTTGATGGCAGGCTGCATGCGCGGATAACCATGCGTTTGCATGTGGCTGATTGTCTCCGGCCGCGCACTGTCGGCTCGACAAAACCACTTACGACTCTCGGGCACGTTGTCGAATAACTCCGGCAGGTTTTCAATCTCACAGCCGACCATGTAGGCTTCGTAGTCAACATACAAGCGCTTGCCTTCAATGCTGGCACGCACCAGCACACTAGGATCGATGCTGAATCCCCAGTCTGCGCCGAGACGATAGATTGTCCCCAGCGGGCGCTCGAATTCCTCGACGGTCCAATTGCGGAAGATCAGTGCCTCGGACTGCTTGCGATACTTGCCCAGCCATATCCATGAGAATTTATCCGGGTCTCGCTTGCGATCATACTCAAGTTCAGCATTCAACACAGCGGGTAGGCGTGAGTTATGCATGTAGTTGGCTTCAATGACAACAGCATCTGGCGGCGCATTGTCACCACGCAACAGCACGTCTACTGGATCGGTAGGCGCGTTGGGGTTCCAGTCGAACCACAGTTCGCTACCGGGCTTGCGAATCGTAGGGCGAAGAATATCAAGACTGAATTGAGACGCGTTTTGCGCCTCGGCAAACCAAGCGCGGTCAAAACCTTCCAACGACTTTATCGACTCGGCCGTGTGGTTTTGCATGCCCTGGAAAATGGTCACGCCGCCGCGCTTGCTGAATATGCGCTTGTCCTGTACGTCGAAATATGCACCTGCGTTGTAGTGCTGAATCTTTTGCTCAAGCAGTTTCTTAACGCTGAATTCCAACGACTTGAGAATTTCACGCAGGCACACACAGTCAAGCTTCGCTCGCACATTTTCATCGAGCCACAAATCAGCGAAGAAATGCGATTTGCCACTACCGCGGCCACCGTGCGCGCCCTTGTACCGCGCCGGATAGAGCAAAGACTTGAAAACTCTTGATGTTGGGATTTCGAGTATCACTCGATGATCGTCCGGGCGATTTCTTGGACCACGATTGGATTGTCTGCGTCGCCCGCGATTGTTACGGACTGCGCGGCCTTGCCATCAAGGCGGTCTGCCAACATCTGCATTGCCCATGACTCCCCTTTTGCGGCTTCATCCAGTAATTTTTCTGCCGCCTCACGCAGGCGCTTGCCATCCTCCTGGACAATAGCCCTATCAAGGGCTGCGTAAAAACGCTTTATTTTCGCGCTCCCAGCAGGATTTCCAGACTCGCCTGGTTTGAATGCCATTGCTTGCAGCGCCTAAACCATTGATTTATTGCGCGCGACAATACGCCCAATTAACGGCATTTGTCAAACGGCATCACGATGTTGGTAGCGCCGGCGGGAGTTGCACCCGCGACCTACAGGTTATGAGCCTGGCGAGCTGCTGCTGCTCTACGGCGCGCCCGGAGTGTAGCACGGTGGCCGGCCGGCGCCAGTCCGATGATCTGTAAAGGGCTGGCAGTGAGGTGCCGGCGGCCTGAGAGATTGTAACACTTTTGTTACGGTTGCGAGCTCACGTCGGAGGTGTAGTCGCGGATCATATCGCAAGCAGCTTTTCGCCATTGGGGTCAAACCTGACCTGCAACACGGGGTCGTAAAAATAGCCGTTGTCTGACGGACGAACGCGGTCTCCGTGCTGTTTTCGCAGCGCGGCCAGTATTGCTGGATCGTATCCAAGTTCTTGTTTTGTAGGAATAATGTCCTCCCATCGTCGGCCGTTAATCCAGGTCGTTGGATGCGGTATAAACTTTCCGCCGTCCTTCTGCCATTGCTCGCTGGCCTTCGCTGTGGCGAGGCCTGCTGATATTGCGGAGCGCAGGGATTCATCGGGTCGCAACTTCCGCCATGCTGCCATCGCTTTTGCCTTGGATTCTTTGCGCGGGTACGACGCCCAAAACTCGACAAATCCCGGCACATCGCCCGACTTGTCGGGCAATAGGGTTTTATGTGTATGAGTATGAGTATGAGGGGTGGACATGGTGACATTCTCGGACCGCTGTTTACTCTTGTTGACAGATGTTGACTGTCTATCTTTTTCCCGGTATTCGCGCTTGTATTCCCGCTGGTATTCGCGGCGCTCTTCGGCCGATCTGATCTTGGCGAACGCCTCGTAATTTACGATCTGCCAACCCCATGTCGTGTGGTCTCGAAGCCTCGCTATCCTGCGTCCGTTCAGGTTGCTATTTCTGCTGCCGCTGTCTTCTTGTTCTAGTGCAGAAATTCCGATATTTATTACGTCGATCGGAACCGTAGTAATGCGCGCAATTGCCTCCGCAGTCATATCCACGACACCGAATTTATCGGCCAAAATCAGGAATTGCTGAAACGTCACCAGGGCTTGCCATGGCCCCTTTGTGCACAACGTGCCCTCGTAAATCTGGCGGAATATTTTGGTATACATCGTTATTGACTCCAGTGGACAAATGTTGACAGGCTATAACTTACGCCTATTCGCCGTCGCTCGCAACAGCATACAGTCCTGAACCCTTTGGTTCCCGGTAGCGGCCTGTCAATCGGCTGTACTCGAGTTGCACGGTTCCAGGTATCCCTATGTGTTTAAAGCGGATTTTCTGCACAACGATGTCTACCAGACGTGATTCCGCTTCATCGGGATTGCGGTAGACCGTCACCGCGCAGTCCGCCTTGTTCCACCAGTGCTGGCTGCCGCTGATCATGTCCGGACGCGGTATCGGTAGCCTGCCGTCAATCCGCGGTATCTTCTGCGGGTGCGCGACAATCCACACATGCACGTTGTTAGCGCGCGCCCAGTTGCGTACCACCGATAGCGTTTGGCTGATGTATTCTGTCTCCGAAAGGCCGCCAGGACGCCAGTGTTCCAGCTCGTTCCACGGGTCGATCACCAGCCCGCGCTTGCAGCCAAAATTCTTGGTAAGCCACGGTGTCGCAGCCTCGATTACGCCGTGCGCGGTCAGCGCGCCGCTGTCGAATTCGATAAATCCGAAGGACTGCGCCAATTCGTCCACGTATTCCGGGATTTCGTCCTGCGCGATGCGCTGGCTGGGACCGGCGCCAAACGGCTTGCCGGCGAGCTTTTCGAGAAGCTTAGAAATGTGAATCTCGACGGGGGAATTCTCGGGACTAAAATACACGATCTTCCAACCTTGCTTGGCGAGGTTGACCAGCAGTGCGTCCACCCACTCGGACTTGCCGGCACCCGGCCACCCGGTGACCACAGTAAACTGGCCTGGTGCAACCGTGTAGTGGCGATCGACGCTTGGCCATCCGGTTTTGTCACCGGGTGGCAAGCCCTGCGACCACAGGGCGTTTACGGCATCGAGCTTGACATGGGGACCGAATACTCGCGGCTTCGCGTCATCGGTGCGCTGCGGCTCTGCGGCGCGCAAGTCATCGATGAGGTGCGCCGTCGCCGCGTATCGCTCGTAACACGCCAGCCGTTCGGCGGCCGGCAACGCAGCGCGTTGCTTCTCCGACATGCCGAACCACAGGCCGGCGAAAGTCGCGCCGTCCAGTGACAGCAATTGTTCGCCGTTCATATGCCGCACCGCTGCGCAATCGCAGCCATCGCGGCGTGGTATTCCTCTGGTGTCGAATTCGGGTGCGCAGCGATCCACTCGGCTTTGAGTTTCTCGTATAGCGCGAAGTCTGGCATGTACTCACGGATATGCTTCATCACGTCACCACCTCACTTGGTTGGGTCGGGCGGTGTGAGGTACCGCCCTTCCCGGATTGCTCGCCGACCGTCGCCAGCGATGCGCAATCATATCACGCAGCCCGTGCGGCCGCGCGCTTAGCCTCACGCGCCGCCACCGCTTTTTTGGCCCGCGCAGTGCGCTCTGTAGGAGTGAGTTTGCTCGCACTGCGCTTGCCCAGATAGCTCATGAGCGCCCGCAGTTGGGATT